AGACATCACCCTGTTGGATTGTTTTACCAAGTGCGTACAAATTAGCATTCAATGATACATCATTAGAAACGAATAAACGAGCATTCAAAGATACATCACTACTTACAAACAAACGAGAATTCATTGAAACATCACCATTAATAAACAAACGAGAATTCATAGAGACATCACCCTGTTGGATTGTTTTACCAAGCGTATACACATTTGCATTCAACGAAACATCCTGAGAAACAAACAACCGAGCATTCAAAGAGACATCACTACTTACAAACAAACGAGAATTCATAGATACATCACCTTTGATAAACAAACGAGAATTCATAGAGACATCACCCTGTTGGATTGTTTTACCAAGTGCGTACAAATTAGCATTCAATGATACATCATTAGAAACGAATAAACGAGCATTCAAAGATACATCACTACTTACAAACAAACGAGAATTCATTGATACATCACCATTAATAAACAAACGAGAATTCATAGAGACATCACCCTGTTGGATTGTTTTACCAAGCGTATACACATTTGCATTCAGTGAAACATCATTAGAAACGAATAAACGAGCATTCAAAGATACATCACTACTTACAAACAAACGAGAATTCATTGATACATCACCATTAATAAACAACCGACTGTTCATAGAAACATCACCTTGTTGGATTGTTTTACCAAGCGTATACACATTTGCATTCAGTGAAACATCATTAGAAACGAATAAACGAGCATTCATAGAAACATCACTACTTACAAACAAACGAGAATTCATTGAAACATCACCATTAATAAACAACCGACTGTTCATAGAAACATCACCTTGTTGGATTGTTTTACCAAGCGTATACACGTTTGCATTCAGTGAAACATCATTAGAAACAAATAACCGAGCATTCATAGAGACATCACTACTTACAAACAAACGACTGTTCATAGAAACATCACCGTTAATAAACAAACGACTGTTCATAGAAACATCACCTTGCTGGATGGTTCGTCCAAGCACATATAAATTTGCGTTTAATGAGGAGTCGTTAATCGCAAAAAGTCTTCCACCCAATAAAAAATCACCCACTTGACTAGTAGACCCGGTTACGTTTAATTTTCCACCGACTATGAGATTATTTGTAACATTTAAGTTATTGCCCATAGACACATCGCTTCCAACAAACAAACGACTATTCATAGAAACATCACCGTTTACGAAAACACGTGAATTCATAGAAACGTCACCTTGATAAATTGATTTCCCTAGAATAAACATATTTCCATTAAATGATGCGTCCTCGTTTGTAAATAAACGCGAGCCAAGATTAGTATCAAACATTACATTTAATCTACCATTCAATGATAAGTCTTCACTTACTATAAGTGAATAATTTGTAACGTTTGTGTAAATAATATTTGATTGTGTATATTGGGCTACATTTAAACGACCTGTTATTGTTAGGTCTTTTGAAATAGTAACGGTTCCTCCAATATTTACTGCATCAGTAACGGTTATACTATTGAATGAAACATCACTGAATGTATTTAACTCTTGATTTGCTCCCGGACCAGTTGGACCTGTGTAACCTGTCGTTCCTTTTAATCCATCAATACCTTGAATACCTTGAACACCTTGAACACCTTGAATACCCTGAATACCCTGAATACCCTGAATACCAATTGGACCTTGAGGGCCACTTTGACTATTACCCCCACCAACTGATGCGCCACTCCCAGTAAATAATATTGCGCTTTGGGTTCCCGATGTTTGTTCTAATCCCAAATAAACCCAGGTAGGTACCGCTACCCCGCTAGGTACAATTATTGTATAATTATTTGTTCCGTCTGTTGATAAATATATTAATTGTCCCTTTGTATAACTTGAAAAATCTAATCCAGGAAAATTTTTTTGAACGTCATAATAATAAGTACCATAAACTTTAAAATTAAAATTGTTTATTGTAATGGTGTTACCGTTTACATCTGTATCTAATGAAACGCAACTAACTATACCTATAATATATTTAGCATTGGTATTGTTAACTTTTTTGTATTTACCATCAGTTGGATCTAACCAAATTGGATCACCAACTTTCAAACCATGATTTACTTGGAAAATAGGCAAATCTTGTTTAAAGACATTAAAAAATGAAAATCTAGTAATCATGTCTACTGGTAATTTTGCTAGAGACCCATCAAACCCATCTATTGGAAATATCATTGGTTGACCTTCTTCATTTACCTCAAATGCAATGAAAAGTGCAAAACTAGCCGGTACGCCATAATTACCTGTATTATCTACATTTAAACAATAATTATCTACATCTTCCAAATAAAAAGTACAGGTACCGTCTTGATTTAACCTCTTATTATAAATCCTCCATGCAATACCACCAGTTGTTGATATCCAACTTCCAACTTTTATATCATTAATTGTATACTGATATGTAGTTGTAAGATCATTTTGAATATATGTGGGTGATGATGAATATGTAAAAGGCGCATTCCATGTAAAATTTCCATTAATAGGTGTACTAATGCTTGCTAAACCAGCATCTAATGATAATTGTACACAAACTGGAAATACATTATTAAATGTTGACATGCACCGTTATAAAATAATATGACATTTTAATTTATTATCTAATTAATACGCAAATTTTATTATTTTAAAAAAGTAGATAAATATAAAACTCTATATTTAATTAAAGACATAACAATATATGTTTGAGCAAAAGATTGTTAACGATGAAGTCCTAAAGCCTGTTTTAAACGATAATAATAACAAGTATAAAAATATTATTAACTCTATTGCTGTGTCTACTTCCGAAGATGATTCAAATGCAATAGACCAAATGTTAGAAATGGAAAAACAACACAACAAGAATGAACAATGGAATAAACTAGATAAAACTGTTAAAATACAAAAGTTACATCAGTATGCAGAAAAATATGGTAAAGATAATAGTCTTCCCATAAAGGACATAAAATCATTAAAGGTTTTTTTTGTTAGCTGTTTAGATGGTAATAAACTGCAAAAAACCAAGGACGTTGTTTATGATAAGGCTTCTAAAGAAATTAATGCCATACCAGCACTACATTTTAATCAGGTATCTCGCAGTTATACTCTTAGAATAACCGATTCCAAACGTGTTTCTACACTAAAATCATTAACACCTAAACGCATAACCGAAAAGAATACGCAAGATATTGAAAATTTATAAAAAACTGATTTTTATTTATTGTTATAAATAAAAAGCATAGATACAAAGTAGTAATATATATAAATCAATGGAATCAGATTATTTGCCGTCTAGTGAATGTGATACAGAATCTATTGAATCAATCCACCAAGGTTTAATAGAGAATTTATCCGAAGATGAAATCTGCGATATAACTACCGATGTTTTGGAGCAAATAGAGATGTATATGACAAATGAAATCATTTCTATATCATCTCCTAATTTTTATAAAAATATGATAGACTACGTATCTGGTTCTGTTTTTGAGAATTGGTTAGCATTAGAATTATGTGAAGAGACAGATGATGATTATCATGAAATAGTTGAGTTTGTCGAGCAACAAGTAGATTATTATTTAGACTTTTCCAATATTCCCAAACGAGCAAGAGGATATTCTAATGACCTAGAAACTTTTAGCAATTTTCAAATTATCAATCAGAAAATTATGCATTTACAAAGCATTCCACAACCTGTCCAAAAGACCAAAGAATGGTATGATTTCCGTTATGGACTTATTAGTGCTAGTAATCTGTGGAAAGTATTCGGTTCAGAAGCCCAACGAAATAGTCTTATTGTTGAGAAATGTCAACCAGTGAATACGAATGATTTTACTAGATTTAGTGTTGATACTCCTATGCATTGGGGTAATAAATATGAGCCTGTTACTGTAATGATTTATGAGCATATGTTTAATAGTCGGGTTGGTGAATTTGGTTGTATTCAGCATCCGAAATACCCTTTTATTGGTGCTTCTCCAGATGGTATAAATGTTGAGTCTACAAATCAACTATATGGTCGTATGTTGGAAATCAAAAACATTGTAAATCGTGATATTACTGGTATTCCAAAGGAGGAATATTGGGTTCAAACACAAATACAAATGGAGGTGTGTGATTTAGATGAATGCGATTTTATGGAGACCCGATTTTTAGAGTATTCTACTGTGGATGCGTTTTACCAAGACGTAGAGAGAGATTATCGTGGGGTAATTTTACATTTTATTGAGCGAGATTTGAAAGTAAATTCTATGCCGATTTATAAATATATGCCTGTTGATGTTTCATTGGATAAGGAGACAATTGATGAATGGATAAAGAGTGTTCGTGACGAGTGCCGTTCCCAAAACCTAGTTTTATTCAATACACTTTATTGGTATTTAGCGGAATATTCTTGCGTATTAATAGAGCGTAATCGGTTTTGGTTTCAAAGTGCGGTGCCGAAAATAGAGGAGCTTTGGAGAATTATTGAAAGGGAGCGTATTGAAGGCTATGAACATCGTATGGTAAAAAAGAAGGTATCGGTTTCTATGAACACTGACCTCTCTAACTCTTATGTTATTAATAATATGCCTTTACAAAACTCTATTTGTTTGGTGAAGTTGGAGTAATTGTTTGATAATAAACTATTGTTTGTTATCAGATTTTTAATGTTTCTTCAAACGTTTTGTTAACTTATTTCTTTTTAATAGCCGGCGTCTCTTTGATATTTTTTTCCCACCTTTTTTCTCCACCGACTTTGGTTTTACCGCTGATGTTATAAACGTCAACGCATCGCCCAACATAGCTATAGACTCTTTTTGTCTCGCTACATTGGCGGCTGGTTTTCTACCACGGCGTTTATTTTTTACTAGTTTAACATCGTCTGTATTTGTTTCGGTATCACTTTTTAAACCGGCAAATAATTGATGTCTTGTTGCCCAAACGCATGTGCTAGCCTGAACTGTTGCTAGACCGACGCTCCAGCACATTCTTAATTGCCCAATTCCTTTTTGTATGATAAATCTTCCAATAAATTTCAAAAACCCAGTAAAAGCTGACCATGGTGTATATTTTTTTTTTAAATAAACACTACTATACTTTCGGTCTATTCTTGAACAATACTTAGATTGTATTTTCATAATACCATAAATGTATGTATTTAACCAGATAATAATAACACCGATAATCATCATCCACGATGCTGATAAAGTAAGTATTGTACTCAATAATGCGGAATAACATGTTGTTGCTACAGAAGCCGCTAAAGCAGCTCCACCTGTTACAGCAACAGGTGTTGCGGAGGCAGCAGTAGCCATGATAACCCCTATCGCACCAACACCAGTTAATGATACGGTAACAACAACGCCAACCACAAGTATAGCCGATCCCCATTTCAGGTAATTACGCACTCTTTCAGCATAATCTTGTGCAGCTTTAGCATCGGAAAATGCTACCCCAAAAGCTTTGACTGCTTTACTTTGTGCAAGAGCATATCCTTTTCCATCCTTATAAAATTTAATAATTTTCTCTATCGCATCCTTTCTAATTGGGATACTCGGGTCATCTAAAATAATGGACCCTTTTACAACCATCGGAATTTTTAATGCATTTTCGGCTTTCTCAATCAGTTTATTGAATACATCTTCAACCTTATTAGTTGGAATTTCTTTTATCATTTTTTTCAGATTATCCAAGTTGATGTTATCATTGCTGTAGCCGACATCCCACCGTCTGTTCAGCGCACGATCATAATAACCGTACAATTCGAACTCGTCCTTTCTATGGTCAAACACGTTATTTTCCTCTGGTGTTATTTTAAACCCTTCTAAAAAGACCTGTTGAGACGCAGCACTGGTTCCAAAACCTATTGCTTCAAAAATGGCTAATTCTTTTTCAACAGAAATAGTATCTCTGACCAATCCTTCTGCGGATTTACCAAAAAAGAATTTGGAAATCCATGTACTAAAAGGGATGATGCTATCTGCCCATTTTCCTATAGCAATAAAGGGCATTGCGATCCACCGAAAAATTGTTGAGATAATATTAAAACTATATAAGATATAAAAGATTATAGCAGTTACAATACCTGATGCTGCAATAGTCGTCCCATTTCTATAATATCCAATTTCAGAGAAGGCTTTATAAGTTATCCAATATGTATTTTGAATTGACAAATCTCTTAAATCATTTTCGTAAGCAATACTATCTGTATTGTAATCTCTATCTGCTAAAGGTGAAAATTTAGGTGAACTAAAAAAAGGTTTTGCGGTTTCTGAATCTTTATTTTGCAGTAATTCATCAAATTTTGCCTGTACAAATTTGCGATTTTCTGGTATTGTGTACAATTGAGTTAGTGTATAACTGGTTTTAACGGCCTTTAAAAATAATGTTCTTAATTTTTCTTTACATGCTATTTTGTATTCGTTCTCTTTATCCTTTGCAAATATTTCATCAATAAAAACATTTGTATAGTATGGTTTGGTTCCAAAAATTTTGCTTAAAATGGGGCGTGTATTAAATGTTTTATATTTACTATCTTCAGTATTTTTTAATTCGTCACTAAGATCACTATTTGAAATTTCCAATAGTTCACTGTTAATCACTTTAAGCTCCCATAATTTATCAAACAATACATCGGCATCAATATATCCAAACATAAATTCAAAATCTTCAAAATATTTATCACCACCCCAATTAAATGTCAACATTTTTGTTCTAATTTTATAAATAAAATCTATTGGTCTGTATGGACAAGGTAGAAGCAATGACAGTTTAGTATTTTCATCACTTACTTTAACATATATATAACTATATATTGTTGTATGATCGTAGGCATCTATAACTTTTGTATTATGTTGTCCACTTTGCCAATCCATGACATACGTAGGGAAAACTGCATCACTTAAATTATTATATGCTTTTTGATGATCTTTATCATTTACACAATCTCCAATAATTGACAAAAATTTAACCATCCCCGACTTACCTTGCAAATCTACAAAATCTAATATTGTTTCTTGACTAAATATTTCTTCCATATCGTCTGCAATTTCAATTGCAATTTGAGTGTTAGTTAACATACTACGAAATGCGTTGTCTAAAGCAGTAGCAGTTCCAGCGCTTGTATCAACTAAGAGTGCCCCGATTGCTTCATCCCATTCTTTTTTATTCTTTTCCTCTGATTCTTTTGCATTCTTTTTTTGTTCCTCGGACTCAATACCTAATGCCATATCAATGTATTTTTTCTTAGTATTACCAACTGCTTTTTCCCATAGGCTGTTGACAGCCGATACGATTTGTTCTTCTGTATATTTTTTTTTATCTTTATTTAACAATGCTTTTTTTTCAGTTTTAAATAAACTCTCGGCCTTAGTTAATATTATTGCATCATTTTCTTCTTTAGTGGCAGGCTTCTTTGTTGCAGCTTCAAAAGCCTTTTTAATCTTATCTCCTTTAATTAACTCTTCAAAATACTTACTAAAAAGTTCTTTTGATTTTTCCGCATTTTTACGGTCATTATCAGATAATTGACTATTAAACGTGTCGTTTAGAATCTTTTTTATGTCGTCGGGTGTCACTTGACCACCATATTGTCCACCTCCTTTTCCTAATTGTTCTCCTGTATTTTCTCGTTCTGTTGGTATACCTGCGTCAAAACCAATAGTCAAACCATCAATTACATTTCTTGAAGCAGTTAGAATAGTTGCTGTTATAATAGTTACTTTATTAAATGTTTCTTTACTTAAAACATCATTAACAAGGCCTTTTTCTTTTACAATAGTATCAATAAGTCTAAGAAGTTCTATGTAACTCAAAGCATATGCTATTGATGCGACATATTCTCCTCGTGCACTCAAATTAAATGCATTTATAATGTGTGCGATAATTTCTGGTTGACCAACTGTTTTCCAATGTCCTTTAATTTCATATAAAGGGTCAACTTCAACCTGTGTTGAAGAAAAGAATCCTTGTCTTTGCTTTTGTGGGAGACCACCAGACATTTTCTTTGTTTTTTTATGATTATTCTTTTTAATCTTAGCTGAACCACCAAAGATTGATTTTTCATAGTCTTTTGAATAAGTATCACTATTAAGTGCTATATCCAAAAACGATGCCAAATCTACAAATTTTGTTTTTGCGCCTTGAAAAGTTTTTTTAATATTTGCAAATAACCCAGTGGGCGTTTTTTTTGCCTTTGCTTTTTCAATATACGGCTTTCGTCTGTCACCCATTTTAGCCCATTCATTTAATGTAGAAATTTCACCATATGTATCTTTAAGTCTTGCCTTACGTTCTTCATTAAATATAACAAAACCGTCTCGCATATCTTGTTCAAGAGTTTCTTTAGTCGGGGGAGGTGTTAGTACTTGAGTTTCTACCACATTAGGGTTATCTTTTGTTCCAAAAAAATTACCTTTAGAAAGGTTTAGTTTAATGTTCACCAATTCAAAAATTTCTCTCCAATCGCCTGTCGGTTTTGTAGGCGCATGTTTAGTTATTTCATTATCAAAATATTCGGACATTCCTAATTCGTTTGCATTATTAAATGCTTGAACAAATTTAAGACGTTCTCCTTTTACAGCAGCTTCATTAATATGTTCTAAAATATCACCATATTTATCTATTATTGGTCTAACGTCTACATCAAGAAACCCATCCATAACATTATATTTGGTAGATGCATTCATAAAGTCACCTGTATTGTCATCAATTTCTTGTTTTCTTAAATCGCTTTTTAATATTCCACTAGCGCTTGTTTCGGATTGTGCTTCTAAAAACGGCTGTATATATTTTCTACGTAACGATAAAGATATTTGATTCATAAAATTAGAGCACCATAAATGGAAAGAGTTGTCATTTATTTTTTTATCATTGGCTTTATTATCATTATCTTCAAACCGTTTTAGAATCATATCTATGTAAGGTTTATTATCAACAATAATGTCACTTGTTTGTTTATTACCTAATCGTGTATTATATACATTCAGACCATCCTGTAGTTTTTCTATTAACTCTTTAAAAATAACTCCTTTCGCAATTGAAAGTGGATATTCTCCAGAAATCCAATTTACAAACTTACAATCAACACAATTATCTAAAAATAATTTATAAATTTCTAGTATTTTAGCATCATTTCCGGGTTTTTTATTAACTAATCTTAAAAAACACAATAAAACGTTATCGCCATGATTTTCTGGATTTTTTTCTAAATAGGTGCCTGTATACTTAACTATCAATTTGCTAACATCATGTTTTTGATTTTGTAACGTTTTATTATACTCTTCAGTAAAATTTATTTCTGGGCCGTCACATTCGTTAAAGTTAGCACCATACATTATTAAAAGTTTTAAACAGTCAATTAATCCATTAATATCATTTTTTTCATAAAGAGATTTTATTACTTCATTAACTATTAATTTATCGTTACTTGGTCCATATCTAATATTTAAAAAATATACCAAATATGGCGTGTTATCTTCAGAACCAATTTTACGGGCAGCCCCCTCTCCACACGTTTTTGCCATATATTTAGATAAATTAGGATTAACACCAGGTTCTATTGTTGTTATTATTTTTTTTATTGAATCTATGTTTAATCCTGATTCAATAATGCTATTAATTTTGGCTTTTATGTCACGTTCTTTTTCTTTAAAATCTGTTGAAGGTAATATAATTTTGTGATGGTTTTCAACTAAATGTATCCTATCTTCTCTATAAAAATTAATAAGAATTGCGTATTGATTTATGTATGGCTGATAATTTTTAAGATCAATAATACCATCGTCTTTAGCTCCTGATGACATTATAATATAACAAAATATATTTTTATATTTTATTAATCTAAAAAATTGATTTATAGAATTAACTATATACCAATATATAACCAATGTCTAGCCCCCCGACCCAAAAAATGGACGACGAAATGTATGTTACCAAGCGTAATGGCAACCGTGAAATCGTTTCTTTTGATAAAATTCTAAATCGTATTAAAAAACTGGGAAAAGAAGCCCACTTCGGAAAAGAGGCCGATATTAAAATAAACTACACTACCCTCGTTATGAAGGTTATTGACCAACTTTATGATGGAATTTCCACCACCAAGATTGATGAGCTTTCTGCTGAGCAGTGTGCTTCCATGGCATCTATTCACCCAGACTACAATGTCCTAGCTGGTAGAATCACTGTTTCTAACCATCACCGAAACACAACAGATTCCTTTGTAAATGCTATGACTCAACTTTATTCTTACCAAGATAAGCACGACAAGCATTCGCCTCTTGTTTCTCAAGAACTGTATGATATAGTTTTGGCATATCCTCTAGAACTAGAAGCCATGATTGATTATGAGCGTGATTATTTGATTGATTATTTCGGACTAAAGACATTGGAGCGTGCTTATTTGATGAAGGTAAACAAGGTATCTGTAGAACGTCCTCAACATATGTGGCTTCGTGTGTCTATTGGTATTCATGGACAAGACTTGGTCCGTGTTAAGGAAACATACGATTTAATGTCTCAAAAGTACTTTACTCATGCTACTCCCACACTATTTAACGCAGGAACTCCTCATCCTCAGCTCAGCTCTTGCTTCTTGCTAGCTATGGAGAATGATAGTATTGAGGGTATTTACAATACATTGAAGGATTGTGCTCTTATTTCTAAGTGGGCTGGGGGTATTGGCTTGCATATTCATAACATTCGTGCATCTGGTAGTCACATTCGTGGAACCAATGGCTCATCTAACGGCATTGTTCCTATGCTAAAGGTATTCAATAACACTGCAAAATATGTTGACCAAGGAGGTGGAAAGCGTAATGGCTCGTTTGCTATTTATTTGGAGCCTTGGCATGCGGATATTGAGAATTTCCTTCAGATGCGTAAGAATCACGGCGATGAGGACCTCAAAGCTAGAGACTTATTCTATGCTCTTTGGATTCCCGATTTGTTTATGGAACGTGTTAAAGCTGATGGACAATGGACCTTAATGTGTCCTGACGAATGCCCTGGCTTAGCAGATGTTTACGGAGATGATTTTAAGGAGCTTTATACCAAGTACGAAACCAGCGGTAAAGGCAGGCGGTCAGTAAAGGCACGTGAGCTATGGTTCCAAGTCATGGATG